AATAGCCGTTTGATTGCTCATTGTTCCCGACGTTGTGGCGACCGCCAATGAGGTAATTATTTCCGCCTGGTCTTTCGGTAAAAAACTCTTAGTTACTGCTTTAACGTCAACATTTAATTTTGCATAATACTTATGTAAATTTATTGCTCTTTTTAATTCAAAAAATACACCAAAATCTGTACTTTTTGAAATTTCTGCATCTAAAAATAAAATTTGCAATGCAAAACCCGAGATATTCGTTATTGATTTCAAGTTTTCCAATGAAATATCAGGAACACTTGTGAATTTATACATCAAAGTTTTTAAATTCTCCAATTCAAACATTAATGTTTTCGGCTCTTTATCCCAAGAAAGAATTTTAAAATCTGCTTTCTCTTCTCCGTCCAAAACAACTCCTTTCATCATTCCAGAATTTAACTTATCCATAAATGCAGTCGTACGCTCTGAAAGGGGTTTGTTTCCCATGTCTTCACCTCCAAATAGTAAGTTAATTGCATTTCCTATCATTACCAAAAAAGGATATGAGGCTTGGCTATTAACATCTGAAAGTTCATTTGCAAGTTCATTATATCCATCTTGCTGATTTTTTATTCTTTCAACTACTGATTTTGCAGAATAATAAACAACTGGCATTTTTAAAATTGGTTCAGGATTTTCAGATAATTTCCATCCGTTAATATCTTTGTAAGTATATTTAAATTCCTTAGTGTAAATTTGGCAATACGGCACATCAACAATTTCTTTTCCTTTCAGCTCTTTTACTGTGAAATAATTTGAAAATGCAGCTAATGTTCCATCATTGTCAAAAAAAGCAAAAAAATCTGTTTCATTTCTTAAAAGTGGAATATGAGATATTGAGCCATCGTCATTTAATGCAATTAATTCTGCACTTTCTCCATAGGCAAATAAAGATGTTGCTAATTTTACATAGTGATTTGTTAATTTTGATTTTTCCCAACTGATTACAAAATCTTCAAATCCTATATTATTCTCAGGGTCTAAATTCTCAAAATCAACTCCTTTGCCAAATAAATATTGTGATTTAAAATCTACAATCTTTTGAATGAAATTATAAACTTTTTCTGAATAATCAGTTAATTTGGGTTTTATTTGTCGAGCAGGCATTCTGCCATTATAATAATCTATTTTTGGATTAAATGCTGTGCCTTTGAAATATTCAACTACGTCATTTGCATTATTTGCTCTTATATAATTATCGTAAATATTCATATTAAAATTTTTTACAAATATAGTTTATTTTTTTTTATTTATAGTATTTTTCAAAAAATTCTATTGCATAACGCAAAGGATCTAATGTGTGATTGTTGTCATCAATTGGGAATTCTCCTTTTTTATCAATCCAAATATAGCTATTTAATTCTCTTGCGATATTAATGCTCCTATCGGTAATAATAATGTCATAATTGTATAGTTTTTTTATTCCTTGAACAACAGAACCTGCATATTTTATTGATTTTTTAACATTAAAACCTGCCATTTTTACGTCAATTATTGTTTTTTTTGCTGCACTGTCAATAATCAATAAGTCGTTAAAAGTGAGGTTTTTCTTTATCAATTTAATATAATCTTTATTTCCCTGTTCAGTAATATAGAATATTTCATCAACAAATACCTTTGCGTTCTTTTTGTCGAAGGCTACCCGAATGAGTGTGTCAGGGTCAGTTGCTCCGATATCAGAAGCGTACACACTGGGGAGATTTTCATTAAATCCTCCAAACGACCAATTTTTAAAAACTACTCCCTCAGCTTTTGACCTCAACAATCCCTTGAAGTTATATCTATACTTATTGATGTATTTTATTGCCGACAATGGAATTTCATTTTCTGGAACATTTTTATACTTGTCGTAAAAAGATTTTAAGTATAATATTTTATTTTGATAAGACTTTGATAAATTGACCCAATTATCTAAAAAAGTTGAATGGATATAAAGAACGTTATCTTTTACCCCATTGAAGCCCCAATTTACTCCCTTATCTGAAAAAAATCTTTGATATATAAAATGTTCTTTCGTTAAATGATGAGAATTTAAAACTAATATAACTAGATTTTGATATCCAATTCTCCTAATACTATCATCTGCATCATCAAAAGATGTTTCATCAATTAATTCTTCGGCTTCATCAACAACCCAAATATTTAAATCTGTTATTGATTTAAGATTTGCCGTTTGAGATAAACTCCCAGCTTTTATACCTTTGAAAATAATTTTTGCATTTGAATATTGATTTACAACGGAATTATTAACACTTTTAAATATATTTTCACTTTCTCTCGATTGTAAAGTTTTGTTCATTTCTGCGATCACAGAATCTCTTGCTGATGACATCGTAAATCTTGTGTTCAATATAACATGGTCATTTGCAAAACTTTCATCATGTTGAAAATTACTAACAACGGTACTCTTGCCACTTGCTCGACCTCCTACAATAATTATATATCTAACTTCTGGGTATTTTTCTAACTTGAAAAGAGGAATATATTTTTTATTGAACTTCATAAAAAAATAAGATGTTTGTCTGCTAGATATTTATACAAAAATATTAAATTTCATCTTCATTTACTGAGTTGTCAATAAAAGAAATTTTCTTTACTTTATTTAATTGTTCGGAAAGAGTTAATTCTGTTGTTTGTGATACTTCTTTTTGCTGGAGCGGTTTTCCTATTGTATGTTCAATAATTTCTTTTATTTTTGAATAATCATTTTTTTCAATAGCACTTTTAAATGCCATCGCAACAACAATTACGATTGCTGGTGTGTTCTTTTTTTTGGATATTTCAGTTAATTCAGCAATTGTATAAAATGGTAATTCTGCAAATACCGTTTTCAAATCATCTTTACTATATCCTAATTCTTTTATTATGCTATAAATTTTTAAAGGTCTTCCTTTTTTGTTGATATTTTGAGGATTTTTATCAAACCCCTTATTTATTATATTTTGAGGATTCGGCATTTTCGTTGTTTTTTCGTTGTTTTTTATTTTTAATCATGTATTTTTTAACTTTCTTTTTGTTTGGATTATTATAAAAATTTAAACAAGTATCTTGATGTTTTTTTATATGTTCTATTTCAATCAATTCTGCTTGATTATAAGTTGTCGTTAATTTTAATATTACTTTTAATTTTGGCGTTATTTTATTTTTGATACAATATTGATAAATAGGAGCTGGATTATTTTCTTTAATTTTTTTAATATGATTTTTATATCTATTTACTGGTTTTTTTGCTGTCCCAACATATAATACTTTTTCATTGTATATTAGATAATAAATAAATCGAACACTAATTTTATCTAAATCTTTTCTTAATCCCATTTTATTGATATTTGATGTTCATTTTGAAAATTACTTTTTTTTATCATAAAAGGGTATCTTTTTTTTAATTTCTCGATACAATTTTTTTCCATTTCATCAGTCCGATAATCAACACAACCTCCTTGATTATTCCAATGTTTTACACTCCAAAAAAAATGTCTTACTTTTAAATGTCCCCCCTTTTTTTTAAAATGTCTTAATAAAATTTCGTAATCTTCTTTTACCTCAAAATTTTCATCAAAATAAAATTCGCCGTCATTTATTAAACCTAAAAATGAACAATTTATTACTCCTCGAAAAGAAAACGGAGTTAAACTATGATTTGCAAATTTACTCCCTCCTGTTTCTGCTCCCCAAATTTTAAAGCCTAATTCTTTTGTAACTTGAAAAAGTCTATTAAATTCTTTTTCTAAAATATCATTAAAATCATCTTTAAAAAAACTTATTCTATTACCTTCATCAAAATAACCAGCTTGTCTTGTATCATCATCAATAAATAAAATATTTTCATTCGGATAAGTTTTTAAAATAAAATTTCGGGTTTTTGTTATTCCATTATATTTTTTTGGTACTTCTATAATTTTATTTTTTATTTTATTTTTATATAGTTTTACCTCATCTTTCGGAACGAAAAATATAGCATTCTTTAATATCCTTTGGGTTTGAGTTTTCCCTGCTCTATTTTTTGAAGGAACGCAAATTTTCATATTTAATTACTTTTTGTATTCCTTTTTCGTTTAATTCTTTTTTATTATGTGTTTTTTCTTCTACTATTTGCAAATTAAAAATTTTTATTGCTTCTTCATATTCTTGTTTATTTGCAAAAGTAATTAATAAATATTCTCTTTCAATTCCTAATTCTTCTGCAAATTCAAATTCTATATTAAGTTCTTCTTCTTTGTCGTCAATTTTTATATTTTCGAGTTCTAATAATTCTGGTATTTCAATATTAAAATCTACTTTTATATCGAAATTTTTATTAATAAAATCACTTTCTTTGTTAATAGCCCCATATTCTGAATTAAAAAACAAAATTTCTTTTTTTGCTTCTTCTATATTTTTTGCCGAAATTCTAGTATAAGGAACTGGTGGAATTTCAAATCCATCATTTAATAATGAATTTAAAACCTCTTTTCTTGCGTGTGCATCAATTATAAACTTCTTCCCGTCTTTATTCTCCCAAACAACAAAATCATACTTAAAACCAACTTTAATGATACGTTTTTTAAGCTTTTCTATTTGTTCTTTTGTTCTTAATTTTAAATCGTCTTGAAGTTCAATAAAATCTCTAAAATCTGATGTTAAGTGATTGTCTAAGTTATGTACTAATATTTTTTTCAATTCAATCATATTGCAAATATACAAAAAAAAGTCATTACAGCAAAAAAAAACATTACAGAAAGCTGTAATGACTTTGTATGTTGATTATCAACCAGTTACGTAAAACTCATTACAGGTCATTACAGAAATAAAAAAGTTCTGTTGTGCCGTTGAGCCTTAGGGAAATGCGTGATACAGAAGAAAACATTACAGAGAATTAAAAAATATTAATAAATATTATATTAATACTATAGCTATAGGGAATAGGCACTTGAGATGCTGAACTCCGCAAAATTGTAATATGATTTTCTTTTTCTTTTTTGGTGTTTTTGCGTAATGTTTTTGCTGTAACATTGATTCACGTTGGGATAAGCTCATTACACTTAAAGTATTACTTTAAGCTTTTTCCTGTAATGAGCTGTAATGACCTGTAATGAGTTGTGTTGTGTTTTTGAGGTAAAAGTGATATTTATCATTTTTTTGTATATTGTAGAGCATGAAAAAACTTTTTTAAGTTAAAACGCTGATTTAATGGCAGTTACACCAAAAAGTGATATTTAACAATAAAAAGTATGTTTTTCAGTATTGTATAGGTAAACAGATTAGTTTATATTTGTAGTATAATTAAATCAATAAAAAAACTCAAAATTATGAAAATAGAAGTTAAAGAATATTTAGTTTTCGCAGAATGTGATTATACAGAGGAAAGAGAAGATTTAGGAGTTTTTGACAATTTAGAAGATGCGAATTTTGAGTTCAAAAACTTCGCTGAAAGTTTTTCTGAAACCGAAAGTACTTTTGTTTACTTACAAGAAAAAATTGATATTTATTCTTTAAATGAGCAAATGTTAGAGGAAGATGAGTTCGATTTAATTGACGTTTATGACCCAGAAGATGGATTCGTAAGTCTCGATTATTTTGAAATCGAGGAAGAAGGTGATTTTGAAAATGTTGACGAAAGAGAAATTAAAGGTTCTGAAATAGAAAGTGAGAATTTAGAAAGCGAAATATGGAGCTTTTTAATGAAAGAATACAAATGGAGCGGTTTAAATTACAGAGTTGGTGAGATAAATGGAAAATCTGTAAAAATCAGACTTAAAAACCATTCAGCTAACCCTGCTAGAATGGATTCTGAGACGCTGTCTATTGTTGTTAGAAATAATAACAAAACAGCTAAATGGAGTAATAATAATGAAGTCGTCATTGAGGGTGGAACTGATTTTGATGACGCAATTATTGAAATAAAAGAAAAAATAAACGAAATATTTTAACCAGCAGGAGAGGGGTCTCCTGTTGGTTGATTAAGACCGTTGGCGAGTTGTTGGCGGTCTGTAAAAAAAACCTTATGAAAACAATTTTTGAAAAATTATCAGCTCCATTTCAAAAAATCGGGGCAAATGGACAAAAAATTTCCACTCACAAGTGGAAAGTTCAAACAACAAAAGGTGGCGTTGCTATGTGTGTAGCATACATTGACGCTCGTCAAGTTGCCGAAAGGCTTAATACCGTGCTTGGAATTGATAGCTGGTCAGATAGTCTGATAGAGACCAATGGAGAAGGGATAATATGCGAAATTTCCGCAAATATTGATGGAAAAACGGTTGTACATAGTAATGTAGGTACGCCGTCCGATTATCAGAAAATCAAAGGACAAGCGTCCGATGCGTTTAAGAGAGCTGCAACGAAATTCGGAGTTGGGGCTTATCTGTATGAAATGGAAGCTGTTAGATTAAAAATTGCCGTTGTTAATGGAAAAAAATATCCCTCAACAAGTGATGGTAAAGCATTGATAAATGGAAATGACCTTACGAGCTATATCAACACATTCCACCCCTTGCGTTTGAAACTCACAGAAATTTGGGATGCAATTCCTAAAAATAAACAAAAAAATTATTCAGAAATTTTCACAAAAATTTGGGAGGACTTAAAATGATAAATTTTGAAGATAAAATTAAAGAATTAGAAGCAAAAATCAACGTTGTAGTACCAATAGAGCAAGGGTTGCAAAAAACGTCAGAATGGTTCGAGCAACGCAGAGGGTGTTTTACAGGCTCAAAAATCAAAGATTTAATGTCGTCAAACCGAAGTGTTGCCAAAAAAAATTGGAGCGACCCAACTAAGATTCTACGACTTGGAGACGGTTCTTTGACGTATATTTACGAAAAAGCTATGGAACGAAAAGAGGGGTATGTCGTGCGTACTGCTTCAACGGCTTCAATGCGTTATGGTAGTGAAAATGAGGACGTTGTGAAATTGATGTTTGAACAAAAAAACAAAGTAGAAGTTCAGGAAATTGGATTTATCCAACACCCTGATTTTGATTTTCTCGGAGCTTCTCCCGATGGCAAAATCACAGCTTCTGACGACAAAAATTACGCGATTGAAATTAAGTGTCCAACATCTTGGAGTAATTTTATGCAACGAATAGAAAAAGAATTTGACTCAAAACATATAGATTTTTGGCAAATTCAAACAGAAATGATGTGCATGGGTGTCGATGAATGTGTGTATATTGTTGCATATCCGCCCGAAAATCTTTTTGAACCTGAAATTAGGGGCTTTGATTATAAAGTTGTTCAGGCTATTCCTGAAATTCAGAACGCAATATTGGATCGTGCTAAATTAGGGAACTTGATAATTGAAACTTTTGAAGCTAATGATTGGAAAGAATTTTACAAATGTGTCGAAATAGCAATATCTGAATTTTAAAACCTAATAAATATCACTTTTAAACTATTTACACAACATTTTTTTTGTAAATAGTTTAATTTAATTTTGCACTATGAAAAAAATAATCTTAACAGTTACAATCTTAATTCTTGCCCAGATATTGATATTTGGGCAAAAATTAAAGGTCTCCGATAACGGAAATATAGTTATTATTTCGTGGAGTCAAAACGCAGAAATTAGATTAAATACAGGTACAAATTACGATATGCGTATTTTTCTGCAAGACAATTCGGCATTTCTAACCAGTCAATCAATGCCTGTAATGAGAGAATTAACAGGAAAAAATGTTGAATTGTACGAATTTAAAATTTATTCTACTGACAAAAATAATTATCTTTATATGCCTTTTCGTCTATATGTGTATGATTATTTGCTAATAACAGACTATCAGCAAAAATACATTGTTGTCGATAAAAATATAGCATATCAACAAAAAAACAGCAAGATACATGAATACTACAGTTGTCCTGAGATTGTTACATCATTATATTTTGAAAGCCATGAGCAAAGTATTTTTCCATTATTAATAATAAAAATCAAAATAGAAACAAAATGAATAAAGAGCTAAAAAAACTAATTGAATTAAGTGAATTGAAAAAAAATCAGTTCGCGAAAAAAGTCGGAGTTTCTCCACAATATATTGGACAGATGGTTAATGAAAGACAAATCTGCACAATGAAAACTTTGAAAAAATTTTCTAAAAAAGTCGGAGTTGATATTGAGGTTGTTTTTTCAACAAAAATTCCTACCAGTTGCGAAGACTGTCATTTTTTAAAGAATGATTTTTGTGAATATTCAAGACAATTTATTCAAAATCCAAGTATAATAAATTCAAAATGCGAATTATATGAACAAAAAAGATAAAATCATATACAATTGTCTTTCAATTCTTGATGGAAATCAAAAATATAATGATGACTTATTGCTAGACCTGGAAAAATTTGCAAAAGATTATCATGTAAAGATAAAGCAAAAAAAATACAATATCAAAAAATACGATGCCTTGAAAAAATTCGTAAAAAACGATGAGGGGTATCAGGCAACAATTCAAAGATTATATAACGTTTTCAGATGATACAACTCCGCAAATATCAACAAAAAGTCATTGACGAAATCAAAAGTTTTTTTTCTAAAAAAGGGAAACATATATTAATTCAAGCTCCGACAGGAGCAGGGAAGACTGTTATCTTTTCGGTCATTTCAAAATCTGTTGCCGACAAAAATAAAAAAGTTCTAATAATGACAGATAGAGTTGAATTATTAACTCAAACTGGAGGGACGCTGCAAAAAGTAGGGATAAGCACCTATAATATTTCAGCTGGGATAAATCATTACAATAAGAATTATAATGTCTATATCGCTATGTCTCAAACTTTGAGACGCAGAATTAAATTAGATTACTGGCAAAAATTCATACAGGATATTGATTTGATAATAATTGACGAGGCACACAAACAGGAGTTCAATTATTTATTTGAAAACGAACTTTTGAAAGATAAATATGTAATCGGATTCACGGCAACTCCGATAAGAAGTGGTAAGATGCGACAGTTAGGACTTGATTATGAATATATCTATGAAAGCGTAGATGTCCAATGGCTAATTGACCATGATTTTCTTGTTGATGCTCAATTATTTTCGTTGGCAGATATTCAAGATTTTGAAAATATTCAAATTGATAAATCAAAAGGAGATTATAAGACTTCTGCAATGTTCGAGAAATTCAACAGCACAAAATTATATTCTGGCGTTGTTGAAAATTGGAAAAAATTCACTCCCAAAACAAAAACATTAGTTTTTTGTGTAAATATTTCGCATACAATTATGACCGCATTAGAATTTGAGAAAAATGGAATATCAGTAAAATATATCGTCTCGAATGTAAATAAGCCGAAAGTGCCAAAAATAGATAGTAACGCAAAAAAACAAAAATATCTTGATGAGCTTGAAAAATACGAACTATGTCAATCGACTTTTGAAAGATTATCAGGAGTAAGAGAAGAAATTTTTGAGCAACATAAAAAAGGTGATTATCAAGTTCTTGTGAACGCCGCTATAGCGACAACTGGATACGATGACCCGACCTTGCAGACGATTATACTTAATCGTGCTACCTTGTCAACTGGACTATTTTTGCAAATGATAGGGCGAGGGAGTAGAATTTCGCCAAATAAAACACATTTCAACATATTAGATTTTGGAGCGAATATTCAAAGATTAGGCACTTATTCACAACCGAGAGAATGGAACTTGTGGCACAATGAAAGTAAGCCGAACGGAGTTCCACCGTTAAAAAAATGTGGACATACACCGCAAAATGAACAACTTCAAGGAATTGGATTCATCGAAGAAGGGTGTCGCCGTCTAATATTAGCAAGTTACAGTATTTGCCCATTTTGTGGTTTTAAATATCCGCAAAAAAAAGCAAAGAAAGTTGAGTTAAAAATTATTACTCCGAAACGTAGTACTAAAACAATGCACGTCAACGAGTTATATGAGTACACGAAAGAACGAGGTTACAAGATATCTTGGTTTTGGCGACAATTATATTATCGCGGAGGAAAACAAGAAATTCAAAATTTTGGAAAAAAAAATAACTGGTCTTCGTCTACAATTTCAAAGGCATTAAGATATGTTAGTAACTTTTAATCACTTTTAAAACTATTGTATAACATTACTAAATTAAAATATTTATATTAATTTTACAAACCCAAATTATTAACAATTTAAAAACAAAATTTATGAGCTATTTTAAAATGAATATCAATTTGTCGGCATTTCAGCATGTTCTTATGACTACAAAAAAAGGAACAAAAGGAATTTTTATTCCCATTGAGTTAAATAATATAAAACCTTCCAAAGACGGTAAAAATTTATATGTAAATTTTATTGCTTTCAAAATGAAAGCAGCGAAAGAATGGGCGACCCATATGATTAAGCAGTCATTTTCTAAAGAAGAACGAGACAAAATGACCGAAGAAGAAGAAAAAAGTCAACCTATTTTTGGAAATGCTATAATCGAACAATTCGATCCTTCAGGAACTAATAATGACGTTGCAGGAGGTAAAGTATTTAATGATGACGATGAAGATTTACCATTTTAATTATGACAGAAAAACAATTACAATATCAATGTGTCGTGTGGTTCGGACAGAATTACCCCGAACTGCAGGATATGTTGTTCGAGATTAACAATTCTGCTGTAAATGTTAAACATTACAGCACACGAATTGCTATGGGAATGACCGTTGGGGCAAGTGATTTGATGTTGTGGCACAAGGGGGTGTTAATTGCTATTGAATTGAAAGCAATGGGCTCAACTCATCAAGTTTCGCACATTAAAAATCAACTTGAATTTGGCAAGCAAGTATCTGATAATTATGGTTTTGCATTTATTTTGAATACTTTAGAAGATTTTCAATTTGTTGTAAAATTAGCATTTAAAAATCCTGTAATGTTAGAATTTTATCAACAAAAAAATTGTGAAATGGTCGAAAAATTGATGCAAAATAAAAAAACAATAACTTTTAATGAAAAATTATTATAACAATATACAGCAATTACATCAGAATTTCAATCTTTTGCCAGTTAAAGAAAACGACAAAAGCCCAGCTATTTACAGATGGAAAAAATATCAAACTGAAAAGATTGATTTTGATTTGGTTGCTAATTCGAGAGTAGGTGTGATATGCGGAGTTGATAACTTGGAGGTAATAGATATTGACAATCATTTTGGAGATGCGAAAGAATTATTTAATTTTATTTCTGATAATTTTGAACTCGAAAATTTTCCTATTATAAACACACCGAGCGGTGGCTATCATATATATTACAAGTGTGATGAAGTTGTGGCTGGCAACCAGAAGTTAGCACAGCGACTTAACTCAAAATCAAAATATGAAACTCTTGTTGAAACTCGTGGGCGTGGCGGTTACGTTGTGTATTACGATGATATTTTGCAGGGAGATATTTTGCAAGTCCCAACAATTTCAAAAGAGGACAGAGAGATATTACTTGAAGTTTGCCGAGCACTTGACGAGCGCCCAGCAGTTGCAGAAGTTGAATTTGTCAGTAATTCAACAAAAAATAAACATCAAATAATTCACAATGAAAAACCAGGAACTGCATATAATAATGACACAAATTCAATACACGAAACAAAATCATTACTCAAAGATGCAGGTTGGACGGAAGTTAGAGAAAAAAACTGGAGACGTCCAGGTAAAACTAAGGGTATATCTGCAACTTTTGGAAAAGTAGGAAAAAATAAATTTTATGTTTTTTCTTCAAACGCCGACCCATTTGAGCCCGAGCAATCATACTCAATGTTTGCCGTCAGAGCAATTCTTCAATTCAACGGAGACTTTTCGGCTTGTGCAAAAGAATTAAGCAAAAAATACAAAATAACTCCAGTTTCTGTTCCGAAAAAAAAAACAAAAACCGAAAAACCATTTCTCAATAAAAAGTGGCAGGCATTATTTGATATCAAAAAAGAATGGAATTTGAAAATTAGATACAATCTAATTACACGAATAGTTGAATATAAGTCTGATTTACAAAAAGAGTGGAGTTCCGAAATAGAATTGCTATTGAGCGACATAGTTTTTGAAATGGAAAATAATCATTACATAAAATCTATTTCAAAAAGCAAAATTCACGAAATGATAATGAGCAACAAAATAATTGAGATGCACAATCCGATTTTGAAATTCTATGATAGTTTGCCGATATGGAATGGAGTAGATTATATTAAGCAATTGTGTGACTGCATAACGATTTCAGAAGATGAAGATAGAAGATATTTTGAAAAAATGTTCAAAAAACACTTAGTTCGCACATTAAGAACTGCAATTGAAGAAGATTACACTAATAGAATGGTTGTTGTTTTGTTTGGAAAGCAAGAAATTGGAAAAACGAAAATTTGGGAATGGTTGATTCCAAAAGGACTATATTACGATGAGCCTATTAATCTTAATGATAAGGATAGTATAATCGCATTATCAAGATATTTGACGATAAATTTTGATGACCTCGACCAGCTTTCAAAAAAAGAAGTAGCTAAACTGAAAGCCTATATTTCCAAAAGTAGTGTAAATAAAAGACTGCCGTACGCACGTACAGAGACTAAGATGACACGTATAGCATCTTTCGTTGGAACGACAAATCTTATCAATATTTTAGCTGACGAAAAAAATACACGTTGGATAATTTTAAAAGTTGATAAATTTGACTGGAAAAAATACACAAAAAAAATTGATACAAATCACATTTGGAGCCAAGTAAAAGCCTTAATGTTACGTTGTCCAGAAATTGGAGAGTTAAATCAACATCAAAAAGAGACAAGAGATTTTCGTAATAGTTCACAATTCTTAGAAATTTCAAAAGAACGAGATATTTTACTTAAATATTTTTCTGAAGATGGAATAACACAAAAGTACACAACAACGGATATTCATATGTTAATTGAAAAATATTTGTATCCTGTAAAAATTTCATTTCATCAACTAGCAAGAGAGTTGCGTAGAATATTCGGCACTCCGAGACAAACAACTCGAAAGGGGGTACAGGGTAGATATTACGAGTTGGAATGTGATTTTGATGTTCAACTGCCAAATTTTGCAGAACAATTGCAACAAAACGAAACAACAAAAGATGGGACTCAAGAAGGATTGCCGTTTTAATATAAATCAATAAAAACAAAATAATTATGAAAAGAAAAAAATTGACTTCAAAGAAATTAGTTAAAAATAAAAAGGTAAATAGCACTTCTAAAACTGTTCTAAAACATTTGTATGTGTAAATTATTTAGTTTATTTTTGTAGTGTAAAACAAAACAGAAAATATGACTTACAATGAATTAAAAATATCGAATTTCAAGAGGGCAATAGATTTTGACGATTTTTTCAATTATTGTTCACTTGAAATGAAAATCAATCAAAAATCTTTGGTTGGCAAAAACAGACATTGGGAAGAAATTGACAAGAGGATTGTGATGTACAAGATATTGTCGCTAAACGGTTACACTCAGCAAGAAATATCCGACAAAGTCAAGAAAGACAGAAGCACAATTTCACATCATTTGGCGAAATTTAACAATGTTTTTCTAATAGAATTGCATGCTGAATATCAAAGTTTTATCGCAAAATTATTAAAATCAAAATTATGGAAGAATTCAGTGCAGAAATTTGTCTTCGGAAAATAAGGCGACTTGAAAAAGAAATCAAAGAATTGCGAACGTTCAAGGAAAATTTTTTGTTGGGCGTAGCAAAATATATTTTCAACGACTGCAAATATCAAGAGGGGCAGGCATTAATTAAAAAATATAGTGCTGACTTGCCGTTGGATAGAAAAAAATTATATAAATATATTCAAAAAAAAGAAAAAGAATTATGAATTACGATGACTACAAATTAGACAATCCATTTGACAAAGAAAATCCATGTGAATTGTGCGGTGAGCCGTGCGAAAATGAAATATGTGAGGATTGTGTTAATAATCTTAACAGTTAGATTAAAAAATACGATGCAAAATTTTTATCATTCAGTTTACGGAAAAGAATTATTGTTGTAGTTTTCCTTAGCTATAACGGTAAGTATAAGGTTAGTACGCTTACCACAAATTTTCAAATTAAGTGCTGACCATCACAGCGTATTAATTTTATATATTGTTATGCGCTTTAATCAAATAATTATGACTGAGTTTATAGTAGTGAAATTTATAGAAGATGGTGAAAGTATAATAGCTCTAGATTACCCTAAGAACTACCCGATACCATTAAAAGGTGAGAAACTATTAATGACTGACAGAGGTAAAGAGTATGACGGAACTGTTGAAGAACGTATATTTATACAAAGAAAAGAATACCGTGAAATATTGCTAATAGTTAATTGCGCATAAAGGTGAGTATATGGCATCGTTGCGGAGTTTACGGAGCAATGGGCTATATACATTGTTATATGCCCGTTTTTAACTTAAAAATATAGTAAGATGAAATATGATATAATTTATGCCGATCCAGCTTGGCAATATAAATCAAAAGAAAGTTTAGCAAAAACAAGTATTTTAAATGGGAAATTAAACAAACATTATGAAACACTAACTATTGACAAGTTGGGTGCGTTGGATGTGCGTAGCATTTCTGCGGATAACTCTTTATTGTTTCTGTGGGTGGTTAGCCCG